ACCGATGAGGCCCCAGCAGCCGCAGCGCCTGTGACTACTGCCAAGCCGTCAGGCAATGCAGCCGACATCCTGGCCATGATTCGTGCTAGACAAAACAAGCAGTAATCAAAATTACACACAGGGGCAACCCTGTGTGTTTCTATTTTAAAGGCACAATATGGGAAAACCTTTTGACGTTTCAAAATTCCGTAAAGAAATAACCAAATCAATCGATGGACTCTCCATCGGTTTCAACGATCCCACTGACTGGGTCTCCACAGGCAACTATGCCTTGAACTACCTGATCTCGGGCGACTTCAATCGTGGCATTCCCTTGGGCAAGGTCACTGTGTTTGCCGGAGAATCAGGTGCTGGCAAAAGCTATATCTGCTCTGGCAATATTATTAAAAACGCTCAAGAGCAAGGCATCTTTGTGGTGCTGATTGACAGTGAAAACGCCTTGGATGAAGACTGGCTCAAGGCCTTGGGTGTGGATACCAGCGAAAGCAAATTGCTGAAGTTGAGCATGGCCATGATTGACGATGTGGCCAAGACCATTTCAACATTCATGAGTGACTACAAGGCTCTAGCCGAAGGCGAGCGTCCCAAAGTCATGTTTGTGATTGACTCACTGGGCATGTTGTTGACGCCCACTGATGTGAATCAGTTTGACGCAGGCGAAATGAAGGGTGATCTAGGACGTAAACCCAAAGCTCTCACTGCCTTGGTGCGTAACTGTGTGAACATGTTTGGTTCATACAACGTGGGTTTGGTTTGTACCAATCACACTTACGCTAGCCAGGATATGTTTGACCCCGATGATAAAATCTCTGGCGGTCAAGGTTTCATTTACGCCAGCTCTATTGTGGTGGCTATGAAAAAACTCAAGCTCAAAGAGGATGAGGACGGCAACAAGATTTCAGAAGTCATGGGTATTCGCAGTGCCTGCAAGGTCATGAAAACTCGCTATGCCAAACCCTTTGAAGGTGTACAGGTCAAGATTCCCTATGAGACAGGCATGAACCCTTACTCAGGCCTAACAGACTTGGCAGAGAAAAAAGGTCTACTCAAGAAAGATGGTAATCGACTGATGTTTGTAACTTCAGACGGAGAAATCATTAAGTTCTTCCGCAAAGGCTGGGAATCAAATGAAGATGGCTGCTTGGACCGACTCATGGCAGACTTTAAAAATCAGAAAGAAACGGTAAGTACCTCGGAGGAGGACGCAGAATGAACGCATTGGTAGCATCAGAAATTTGGGGCGAGTTAAAACGGTACATCAACATTGTTGATCGCGGAGAGGCTGCAGAACAATTGGTCAGTATCATGGTAGACAACGATGTAGACGTGGAAGATATCAAAGATGCGTTCAAAAGCGACGGTGATATCAAACGAGCGTTGACTTCTTATCTAGACAATGATCGCGATTATTCTGATGACGAAGAAGAATCTGAAGTCGACGACTATGATGATGACGATTATTGATGTCGGCAAAAGTCTTTCCTATCAATACAGCCACTGCTTGTAGATTAAAATGGGCCTGGAGCACATTGTATCTCAACAGTGGTACAACTGCTTCTTGCCATAGGTCTAGTTTGAGTACACTAGACACAGACAATTTTGAAAATTTTCACAATACTGATAAAAAAATCTCTGCTCGACAGCTCATGTTGCAATCGCAATGGCCAGCAGATGGTTGTGAGTATTGTAAAGACATTGAACAATCTGGTGGTATCAGTGATAGGTTGTTTCAAAACAAAATACCCAATGTATATCCATCTGAATTAGATACCAATCCTGCTCAGGTTGTGATCAACCCATCTATTGTAGAAGTATTTTTTTCTAATACCTGTAATCTCAAGTGCGTGTATTGCAAAGCCAGTTTGAGTTCTGCCATACAGGCAGAAGAGCTGGCTTTTGGCACCGGTGTACTTGCAAATCTTATACCGGAAGAAAACAACAAATACAAAGAACTGATACCCAAATTTTGGAGTTGGTTTGAAACCAACCATGCTTCATTGCAGAGATTGCAAATTCTTGGCGGAGAACCTTTGCTGCAAAAGGATCTATTCAAATTGCTTGACTTTTTTGAAAACAATCCTTGTCCTGCATTGGAGTTAAACATTGTTACCAATCTCAGTGTGCCTACGCATGTGTTGCAAAAAGCCAGTGAGCAAATGGCCAGATTGTTAATCACACGTAAAGTTAAACGTGTAGACATCCAGGCCAGTATAGACTGTTGGGGGCCAGCGCAAGAGTATGTTAGACATGGATTGAGTTTAGATTTGTTTGAACGCAATCTTAAAAGTTTGATTGGTATGAAGATTTTTCGCATAGGGTTACTGTCGACTATTTGTTCACTCACTATTCCTGAAATGCACGCCTTGGTGCATAAACACAAAGAGTGGTGCCAATCACAAGAAATTTTTTGGTATATGCATTTGGTGTTACCAGTGTCAGACAGCGTTTTAAGCCCAAACATTTTTGATTCAGATTATCTTGTACAACAGTTAGATAATGTTTATAATCTATTGCCGTCAAACAGTTGGGATCAACAGCAAACTAAAGAAGTGTTGTTAGGCATAATGAAGCAAATCGAAGCAACCAAAGTCAAAGACTCGGTCAAGCAACAAGAGTTGATAAAATATCTTGACGAGATAGACCGACGTAGAAGTTTAGATTGGAGACAATGTTTTCCTTGGCTGCCCACGGAGGTTGAACGTGTGGTATAGTCGAGTTACAGCAAACATTGGTGCTATCCCTGATTTCATTGCACACTACGAACGTGAGCTAGAAGAAGCCAAAAAAGATTGCCGCATCAGTGGGTTGGTAGAAAAAAATATCACAGCACTGCCTGGCATCACTGAGTTTAGATACAATCAACTGCAAGAAATTGAAGCTGTGCTGAACTATCTCAACATTCAACTGCGCAAGATCAGACGCAAGCACTTTCAAAAATATCTTGAAGGTTACGCTCGTGCCTTGACTTCACGTGACGCAGAAAAATATGTCGACGGCGAAGACGAAGTCATTGACTACGAAACCATTGTGAACGAAGTGGCCTATTTGCGCAATCGCTGGCTGGGTATCATGAAGTCGCTTGAAAGCAAAAATTTCATGCTTGGACATTTGGTACGTTTAAAATCTGCTGGTATGGAAGATTACAATGTTGGATAAATAGACTTGACAGGAGACAAACTATGTCAGTTTATTTTGTGTATCAACTAGTTGACCCGAGAACAGATTTACCATTCTACATAGGAAAGGGTAAAAACGATCGAGCCAAGACACACTTATGGGGCAAATCTAAATCTAATAATCCTGAAAAAGATCGGATGATTGCTGATATACGTAGCCATGGCATTGAACCAACAATTCAATATTTGTACGAAAATTTGTCTGAGGAAGACGCATATTTCAAAGAAGAAGAACTTATTTCAAAATATGGAAGAATCAAATTTGAAAGTAATGGAATCTTAGCTAACATTAAAAAAGATGCGAACCCGCCCTCACAAAAAGGCAAAAAACGCAACTTCTCCGACGAGCATCGAAAAAAGTTATCAGAAAGTTTAAAAGGCAAAAAGAAAAAATTTCCGCCTTGGAACAAGGGACTAACTAAGGATACCGACAAAAGGCTTTCTAAGATGGCAGTAACAAGAAGTGAGGCTGGAAATAACCATCAGATTGGATCTAAGTATTCTCAAGACAGAATTGAAAAAGTTAGGAAAAAATTAACTGGGCGTGTAATGTCAGAAGAACAAAAAAATAAAATGAGCACCGCAAAAAAAGGAAAAACTTGGGAAGAGATATATGGAATTGAAGGAGCCATGCTACGTCGAAAACAAAAAGGAAAAAATGAAGATAGTATTATGCACAGGGGGTTATGATCCGTGCCACAGCGGACACATTGCTTATTTTAAAGCAGCCCGCACCCTAGGCGACATGCTGATTGTGGGACTAAATTCAGATGAATGGCTCACACGCAAAAAAGGTCGGCCGTTCATGCCTTGGACGGAACGCCTGTGTGTGGTCAACAACTTATCAGTGGTCGACGAAGTTTATACTTTTGATGACGACGATGGGTCGGCCAAGCACTTTATACAGCAGGTTAGAGCACACTATCCTGACGCTGAACTAATTTTTGCCAACGGTGGCGATCGCACAGCAAAAAACATTCCCGAGATGGATGTGGAGGATCCCAACATTGAGTTCGTGTTTGGGGTGGGCGGTGAGGACAAAAAGAACAGCAGCAGCTGGATTCTAGAGGAGTGGAAGGCACCCAAAACATCCAGGTCCTGGGGTTACTATCGTGTGCTACACGAAGTAGGTGCCAATACCAAACTAAAAGAACTCACTGTAATGCCAAAAACTTGTTTGAGCATGCAACGTCATGATCAGCGAGCAGAGTTTTGGTTTGTGGCCGAAGGTGAAGCCACAGTATACACACTGGATTCCAGCACTGATCGAGACATCAAAGATCAAATGACTGTGCATGAGTCATGTTGGATCAATCGCAACGAATGGCATCAGTTGTGCAATGAAACTGATCGTCCATTGAAACTGATAGAGATACAGTTTGGAGAAAACTGTGTTGAAGAGGACATTGAACGTCGATGAGAGACATCATACCTGTATTTGTTGGTTATGATCCAAGAGAAGCCATTGCGTATCATACCTGTGTAAACTCAATCATACGCAACGCTTCTGCGCCAGTGGCCATAATGCCAGTGGCATTGAACTTGTTCAAAGACTATAGCGAGACGCACACTGATGGATCAAATCATTTTATCTACACACGTTTTCTGGTGCCTTATTTGATGGGATGGACTGGACGAGCAATTTTTATCGACGGAGATATGATTGTGCGCGGTGATATCATTGAGCTCTACAATCTCATGGAGTATCACAAAGATGTCATGGTGGTCAAACATGATTACAAAACCAAGATGACTGAAAAATATCTTGGCGCTAAAAACGAAGACTATCCTCGCAAAAACTGGAGTTCAGTCATTGTATGGAACTGTGCCAGCTTCCCTAATAGAAAACTCACTCCTGAATTTGTGCAAAAGGCCACAGGAGCCGAACTGCACAGATTCACCTGGTTAGATGATGATCGCATTGGCGAATTACCAAAAGAATGGAATTGGTTGCCTGATGAATACGGGCCAAACCCCGACGCCAAGCTCTTACACTATACCTTGGGCACTCCATGCTTTCACGAGTTTGCTGATACGCCACAAGGCAACGAGTGGCATAGAGAACGCATGCTCACTGATTATTGTCAACAAAGGTTGCCGGAATGACAGACTGGGAACTCGAAGACGAAACAACATATATTCCACCCCCGCCTCCTGCACCACCTGCGCCACCTGATCCACATGTGTTGGACCAAACAGTTCCAGAAATTCAACAACTGTTTAAAAACATATTGAAATACCGTGTGGATCCCGAAGGTGCGTACTACGGCATTACGTTGGAAAAGTTACAAGAACAATTGGCTGCTGTGCCTGTCAATCAGGTTGTGGCACTAG